TTGAGCACGTTTGATAGGATCTTCACTAGTTTGATTTGGGGTAAACTCTTCTCCGTTCTTTGTACGAAGAATTAGGCTATCATTAGTTTGCAGTTGGTTCTGCATCCACGGAAGATAAGACTCTGCACCTTGACGTGCAACTTCTTCCTTAGCGTAGATTTTAGCAATACCACTCAGACCTTTGTACAGGTTAGCAACTTCAAAAGGTTCACCAGCAGCCATTGACTGGTTAGCAAGGGCATCACCACCAGCCTGTGCAATCTCTAGATCTTTCTTGGTTTTGTGCCACTCAAAGTATTCGTCGAATGGGACACCTGATTCACGAATGGCATTGATACCTTTAGTAGCTTCAGCCTGCCAATACATCTTCATCCCTGCTTCAGATGCACCGAGCAAAGATTTAGATAAAGCAGAAAGATCAGCTAATTGTTTTGTATTTAAATTTTGAGCAAACTCAAGGGCAGCCTCATCAGCTTTAGTAAGAGCTGCATCTTCACGCCTAGCATTTTCAAGAGCCGTAGCTCTGTTCTGCTCCATTTGTTGTGAAGCATCTGCAACTTGGAGTGGGTTATAGCCTTGAGCTTGGATAGGACTTTGATAGCCCTGTTGGAGTTGTAGTTCTTTAGATTGTGCCATTGGTTACTAACCCATTTGTCCCATAGACATGCCCATACCCACTGCTTGTTTTGCAGTGTCCAACAAACCAGTTGCAATCTGCATACCCATGTTTGGACCTTGAGGACGCATAGCAACTTCTTGACCAAAGTATCTCTGCGTTTCTGGAAGAATACCAAGATCTCCCCATGCAGTAAAGATGGATTGAGTAGCTTGACGACCAAGTGCTTGACGGCTTCTATTAGTTTGTTCCACTACACCTGCAAGCCTTTCAGCTTCCATAGCAGCGTTACGTCCAAATGTACCAAGAGTTCCCATAAGATCAGCACGTTGACGAGAACGGCTAGTACCCTCAAAGGCTGCTCGGTTAAAGCCAACAGCTTGTGATAAAGCACTTAGTTGTGCTTGTTTAGAGTAAGCAGATTGAGCAAACTCTGCACCAAGTTGACGTTGAAGATCTTCACCAGCGCGGCTGTATTCTTCTTGAATAAAACCTAGGTTCTTTTCAAACCGTCCGGTTTTGTATCCATAAATATCAGCAGTACGCGTGTTAGCTTCTCGGATCATCAACGCTTGACGTTGATTAGCACGAGTCGTAGCATCTACCTGCTGTTTCCATTGCTGGACCTCTGCGTTATAGGCTGAGTCAGCCTGCCACATATTGAGACCCATGCCAAGCAAGCCTAGGCCAGCGCCAACACCAGCCCCTGCTTTAGCTTTATCCCAATTAAAATCTGTCATTTAATTTACCTTAGCAAATTCCACATAATAGATGTTTCGTGTGTCGCATAGAACGACGTTGATAATCTTGAAACCAATAAGCCTCAAGAACTTTCTTAGATTATTGTTTTGAATATCAACTCGGTTCCACAGCAGCGAACCAGCGTTGCTTACAAATTCTCTAGCCCAAAGTATAAATGCCTTTGGATATTTTCTGGCTTCATTAGTCATGTTCATCCAGATGCATCCATCCTGACTCACACCAACTAATCCAGCGGGAATCCCCCTAGGACTTAGCAATACTTTAGTATTACTGTTAAGGGTATCGTAAGCCATGCAAAGGACTGGATTCATGCCAGCCCTTGCAAAGTCTTCTTTACCTTCAGGTAGTAATTCTGAAACAATACTGGGAATGTCATCTAGGGTTGCTTGACGCATTGTAAACCCGTGGGTGGAATTGCTCATGGTTTAACCTCGGCGGTAGAAACGATTACTGTATTTACCTTCCCATGTCAGATCTAGAAGGTTTACTGGGAACGGAGTGTTACCAATAATCCTGATCGAAGTATTCCTATTACGTTGATAAATAGGAACAACGTGTAAAGAGTTAGCGGAAAGGTTAACGTTGTTTAGTACATAAGTGTTAGGCAAAGTAGTAGACACAACATTCTCCCACGTAGGAATACCAGTCAGATCTACCTCGTAAGTTACAGGACCACTAAGACCTGTAGCCACATTGATACGGTGAATAATAAGATCAGCGGTTTGATCACTGCTAACAAATCCCCCTTCAGATTTAGTGGAGAAGAACTTAGGCAGCTCTACTGACATTTCATATTGGTATCCAATGATTAGATCCCGTCCACGATAGTCACCGTCAATGTCTGCATAATTAGCACCCGCAGAACCTGCAACTGTTGGTTGTAGAACAGCACCAACGGATTGACTGGAAGTAACGTTACTACCTCCAATGTAACCACCAAGCGCAACAACTACAAAAGTTTTTCCGCTTACATGATCATATGGTAGGAAAACTCTGGTTTTATCAGTATTAGAATCATACGTCCTGTAAGGATTGATAGACCAATAATCCAGAAACACGTCTGTCTTCTCACCAGTTGGCAGGGTCAAGAACCCTTCATCACTAGATTGTCTAAGGTTAAAGGATTGAATTTCAACGTTAGAACCGTTAGCTACGACAGCGTAATAGGTGCTTTGATCAAAAAACTGATCAAGTAATGTACCAGTTAAGGTCCACTTATACCATGACTGAACTCTACGTTCAGCTAGTTGTAGGAACCTGTATTGATATACAGTGCTGCTTCCCAGTGTTCCCAAAGAGATAATGGATGAGGCAGCAGAAGAGATGAAACTATCAATAGTGCTAGGAATCAACTCTGGTATGTTATATGTTAGTTCCTCAACATTAGGGGGATTGTCTCCACTAATATCAAGCAAACTAAACAGTTTTGTATAAAGAGCGGTTTTAGCTATGAAGTTAGTAGAGATGCCGGTAGACACAGCCTCAACATCAGCCTCACACTCATACGACGACAACGTGTTAATCTTTGCCGTTTTAGGACTGAGGATGTCTGAATCAGTACTAAGCAGGAACTGCTCAGTATTACCAAACAAAACCAAACCAACAGCAGTAGGACGCACGTAGTTCAAAGTAACTGGCTTAGCAGTTGATGCCGAAATATCAATCGGATCATCATCTGTAGCAACCAACGCAGTAGTGTTGAAGAAGTTAAACAGGTCACCTGCTCTACTCATCGTCACTGTTTCATTGGACAGGAAACCAAGCCTATTCCTGTAAAGGAACATGTGCTTAATCTGTGCACCAATAAAACTTGGATCAGGATTAGTGGTAAGATCACCAATAATACGATCATCCCAAGTAACTGGTTCGTAAGTAAAAGAACCATCAGCTTGACGAACCAACTGGTGTGGCATGGTCAGCGGATCTAAATGATACGTGATACCTGGTCCAACACTTTCTTCCCAAGTACCAACGCCATAACCGGCACCTGAGGAAGTATTAAACTTCAACCACATATCATCAATATCTAGTTCAGCACTATTGACTACTTTGACAAGGTAACCATCTTTTGCTTGAGTAGGTAAAGATGCAACAGTTGAAACAGTATCTTGAAAAGCGTACAACGCATTCTCAGAAGGACCACCAACTACAGAAATAGTAAAAGCAGCAGTACAACTAATGTACATGCCAGCACCAACTTTTACAGCAGTGTAAGTTTTACCACCAAAGGTTTGACCATTGATGTCATTAACAAGGTCATCAATAATAGCATCTACATCACCACCACTACCAGCGTTGTAAGTACCACGTTCAGTACCATCAAGATAAATACGGTAGTGACCAGTACCCACAACAGTTACTATAACCATAGCCTCGTGCGGCTTGGCTGCAGTAGTTGTAGGATCCATGGCGACTGTCTTACCTTTGTTTAAAACGAAGGTGTAGTCATTAAGAGTTAGGACTTCAATATCAGCAGGATCAGCATCCTTAAGATAAGCATTAGCAGGTACAGTTGTAATAGCACAGTCTGCTATTTCAGTATTGTAAAGACCAAGCTTGGTTGCTTCATCTGCTACAGCGTTGTCATAATTAGTTTGTGCTGTATTCATTGCAGCAAGAGCTGCTGATAATTCTACAGGAGTATTTGCAGCAGCTACTGTATGAATCGCTGTGAAGACCCTGTAACCCTCTGCAGCAAGCTTTGGATGCTCTGCAGTACGTTCAGTACCTTGGCTATATCCAGCGGGCAAGGTGGCGCTTACAGACACCACTGTGTCAGCATTCTTTACTGTATAAACACCGGACTCATTTTGAATGATACCAGAGTACAGGTAAACTTCAAAAAAGGAAGAAGGAATTGAGGGAGGTGTGTAATTATATTTTACATCAAACAGTTCTTCCGTCGTAGTGTTTTGCCCGGCTAATGTTTCTGAATAAGTTGATTGGGCATTATTCAGTTCAGTCAGTCTAGTTTTAGTTAAAGCTGCAGCAGTGTTGTAATTAGTAAGAGCTGTTTTTACATCTGCAATAACACAAGTTCCAGGAACACCTGTATCGTTTCCCATGTTAACAGCACGTGGAGAACCATCTAGTAAGCTCCAAATGCGGAAAATGTTATTGGCATATTGTGCAACGTATTTCTCTTCTGCATCCCTAAGAATCGAAAACCAACGACCAGTGGTGGTTGCGTTTGTCAACGACTCAGTAAATTGACCACCAGGACGCTTCAACATACCTAACGCAAAGTCAGGCAATGTATTCACAGCATCTCGGACTTGACCGGGAAACTTCCTGCTATCAGGTTGTTGTGAAATACCAAGAAATAGGTTTGGGATTCTTTGGGTAAGTGTGCTCATCGCATCAAAGCTTGATAAGGTTGATAGCTTGTATAATAGTTTTGACCATCCTTAAAGCCGAACATAGAATAGTCACCCTGATTGCACTCATACTCAATAGCAGCTGCACGGGTATAAACTTCCTGTTCAGCCAGGAGTTTGTTAATCTCTTGATCTCCAATTAGTTTGGTCGCACACATACGGGCTGCACGAGCAACGATGTACGTTTGGATTGGAGGTGGTACATCAGTAAAGTCAAAGTACCAAGTAAGGTCAACATGAACGTCATCAGTAAATTGAAAGGTGTGGTTCAGTCTGTCATACAACTTACCATTACGACGAACCAAGTCGTATTGATTTTTGTGGTATTCTACATTTGCATCCATCTGTAGAACATTGTACGGATAACTAATTTGGTTAGTACTAGAATCTGGTTGCATCACATAGTCTCGTTCCGTATTAAAGATCCAACCTTCAGATTGAATCTGACGATTAACTTCACGGAGAGTATTGAGAACAATCGATACTTCAGGGTTTTGCAGATCTAGTGTGGTGACAGGAGCCTGCCCCACAGAGCTTAATATTTGATTAACAGCATCCAGTTCGGTGGACGCAGCATAAGTAGGAAAGGACATTGTTACCTATCACAAAGATAAAAAAAAGGGGAACCGAAGTTCCCCCAGAAATAAGATAAACCTATCAGGTGTTAGCAGGATAGGTGGTGCCGAAGGCAGAAGGTGCAGTTGCGCCAGTATACAACTCAACGCAAGCAGCAGGGTTCAGGAAGTCAGCGCCCATGGCGAGACGACCCAGGATCACATCGCCCTGGTAGATCACGGACACGTCACCGCTGGTGACTTGAACTTGGGGAGCAATAGCTTCCACAACACCGGCTGCTTCACGTTGGAAGATCAGACCACAGGTGGTGTCGAAAGCATTTTGTTCGCCGTAGTTGTTGTTCATGCCGGTCACACCGCCGCCATCTTCCAGTGCAGTGTCGCTACCAACGAACGAACCAGTGTTACCAGGATTGGTCACACCAGTGGTGCCGCCATACTTGGTACCATAATTACCCAGGAACGGAATGTTCATGGACTTGTAGATCTTGATACCGGCAATCTCGATGATGCCTTGACCGGACTGCAGAGCAGTACCAGTAACGTCACGGTTGATCAGACCATTGGTGCCAACAGCTTGGATCAGGGAGTAGTACTGACGGGGGTTCAGGACGGCAACACGGCCATCACCGGACACACCCTTCTCATCCATAGCAGCAGCTGCATCATAGAAGGCGTTAACCAGAGCAGCGGAATCGAAAGCATCAGATTCGTTAACGGAAGTACCGACGCGCACCTGAGTACCACCAGGCTCAACAAAGTCAGCCTTGGCAACAGGAGAAGCTTGACGAGCACCTTTGGCGATCTGACGGAAGATCAGGCGGTCATACTTTTCAGCCAGAGCATAGCCGATCTTACGGGAGATCTCGCTCCTCAAGTCGTAATGACTCAGAACTTCGTCTAATTCGTAGACGAAAGCCGAGCTGATCAGCAGGTCATCACAGGTGATGGTCTTCTCAGCCACCGGAGGTGCACCTTGGTCGTTACCAAGAATGCTTTGACCGGGGACATGATACTCAGCCGTGGTACGGCCAGTGTAAACGAATTGGAGACTCTTGCCACCCTTGAGGGTGCGCTTCATCACCAGGTCACGAGCGATCGTATTGTTTTGGAAACCCTTAAACATCTCACCGCTAAAGAGCTTGAGATAAAGGGCACGTGCGTCACCAGCAGCATTAAGTTGACCACCGCGAGTAAGTTGTGCGGGGTTAACGTTAGACTGGTGATCAAAAGAACCAGGATAAGCCATTGTTGTTTTTAAAGAGAGTTAATGTTTAATCGACTCTCTGAACGTTCAGAGTTATTTAGTTTTTATTGTGGTCTATCCCACCGTCTAGACGGCAAAGGGTATCTCCGTAGAGGCCAATGCCAATAGGTAAGGGAGGGTTTGCACCTCCCAATGCCGCTTTAACGGACTACCATTTTAGTGTAAGAAACGCCGCGATACTTGTAGGTGACTTGAGTAGTCATAATAATCTCCAAGTGTTTGACCCCCGTTCCATGATCAAACTTCATGCGTTCGCCATTTGAGAATAGCGAATGAACGGACGGGAGATTAGCCTACGGTTGGGGCGGATAGAGCCACCGGAGTTGCCTCAACAGAAGCAAGGTCCAGAGGGAAGTTGTGAGCGTTGCGCTCGTGCATGACTTCAAATCCCAGGTTCGCTTGGTTAAGGATGTCGGCCCAAGTACGAACCACACGTCCCTGGCTATCAAGAAGGGACTGGTTAAAATTAAAGCCGTTAAGATTAAAAGCCATCGTGCTAACACCAAGGGCAGCGAACCAAATACCAACAACAGGCCAAGCAGCCAGAAAAAAGTGTAGACTTCTGCTGTTGTTAAAACTCGCGTA